TTAGAAGCCGTTTCTCTACTCTTCTTTTCTCTGTTTCTTTCAAGTTGGTTTGCCTAAAAGTCTCGTGCGCCATGGGGAGTCTTCCTCCTTTTGACGCAAAGAATCGTATATGGATAGTTTTGTCAGAAAGACTTTGCTGGGGTCATCCTCTACCAGCAGCTATGCACATTGAACCCGATCTCCTCCTACCTTCCATCTCACAGACGAGAAGTGTTGGCTGTGCCATTACTTCAATACCACTTCCACACTCGAAGAACAAGCCCAGTGTGCATCCAACTGGGACTTCGACACTGAGTGGGAAAAAGAAAAGATTGATGAACTTAATTCCAAGTTCGATGAAACCTTCGAGTTAGTCGAGGGACAGGCCGTCTACAATCAAACGTTGCCTAATCCTCTCAACATCGAAGATTACATGGACAAGTGGTTGTATCAATCTGAAGCTAATGGTTTCAACTGGCTTTTCGTAGCCCCGACCGGTCTTGGCAAGACCAAATTTGCACCTGGATTGCTCGCAAAGCGATTCGGGGCTTCTTGTATCGCATTAATAACTGAGAGAGTCATCGCAACCCGCGGCGCAGCTGCCTGGTACAAAGAACACAAGCTGGAAGGCGTTAGCACTATAGTTAGCAAGGCGGGTGGTGTTAAGGAAATAATCGACGTTAATAATGAGGGTGTGCCAATGTTCGTCTACACAACCGGAGCTTACGTGTCGAATAAGGTGTTCAAAGACTTACCTCGCGACACGCTCCTAATCATAGATGAAGCGCACAACTTCAGCACTGACACAATCACAGCGGTATGCACTGTATCACACGGCAAACAATATAGGCAGCCAGCCTGGTCGCTCCAGGTTACGGCTTCTCCCAGACAGAAAGTGCCGGTGAGCATTTGCACGCCACTGCCGAGAAAAGTCATCCTCACGCCGCTTTTGAATGAGGGCATGGTTTGGGATGAGGTGGAAAAGAAAGACAGACATTCCCTACTGCACATACTACCTGGTCACAATAGCTGCAAGAAGTTGGCACCATACTATTGTGTCGACAAGCAGTGCCGAGTCATCATCAAAGTTCGCGGCTCATGCTACGAATGGAAACAAAGTCTCGAACATGTCAACTTCCCGGAAGAACAACTCCCCGAGGTCACCAAAGGCCACAAGATAGTCGTGCTCGCAACTGAAGTACTTCAAGAAAGTGTGACACTAAACTGCAACGTGGTCGCTGACAATGGACAACGATACCGACCATCAGTCAATTACAGTGGTGTGGAAGACGTTCGCAATGAAGAAGATTTCAAGCTGTTCTTCGGCGCTCAGGAGGCGGACATGACACGAGACATCAACATCAGTGAAATAACTCAAGTAGCTGGCAGAGTCGGTCGTACAGAGTGGAGTCGAGACGGAGTCGCCATCATCGGCCGTGCATTTCCCCTGACACATGAAAGCTTGGAGCAAGCTTACGGCACGCGCAAAGGCAGGTTGATGGGGCAAGTCTCTGACTACATTCCGGTGGCCGCAATCAATATCGCCAAGAAGCTACAGGAAGGCTGGGAAAAACAAGCGCCTTACTACAGAGCGGAAAAGAACCTGCAACGGATCACAGATGTTTTCGTGCAAACAAGCACCCCGGGGCCTTATACGGATTACAAAACAGCACTTCCCTTTA